GCTTTAGATTTATCATTTATTGTTGATGAAAATTTAAATAATTATAAAGAAATTCACGACTGGTTATTAGCATTAGGTTTTCCTGGTAATCACACACAATTTGCAAACTTACAAACTGAGGGATCAGATAGAGTTCCAGGATCAACTGCAGGTCCAGTAGTGCCTGGTGTCGCAACACCAGCACCTCTTGCTGAAGGCGGCACATATTCAGACGCAACATTAACAGTTTTAAATAGTAAAAATATTGCAAAGACCGAAATAAGATTTGAAAATGTTTATCCTACATCTTTATCTAGTTTAAGTTATGATGTAAGACAAACAGATATTGATTACATACAAGCAAGTGTAAGTTTTCAATATATGAATTACAAGATAGTACAAATATCTACTACATAGTAGTAAAAATATAGGATGATATATAATGACAAAGGCATTTTGCTTTGGTAACGGCAACTCTCGTAAAGGTCTAAATCTAGACCACTTTAAAAAATATGGCACAGTAATAGGTTGTAATGCAATCTATCGTGATTTTACACCAGACATTGTTGTAGGATTAGATTCAAGAATAGGTCATGAAATATATCGTTCAGGTTATGCACATAAACATACTTGTTATTTAGGATACTGGACACCTGTACCAATATTTGTCGCAAAGGAAATGTTAAAAACTATGGCAGATAAAACTGATGTAGAGTGGAATGATAGTGAACAAGTAGTTTATCATGGCGCTGATGGTGTGTTTACACTTACAAAAGGTCATAATTTAGGCGTAACTTATATTACAGGCGTTAAACATCCAGACAAAGTAAAAGATATAGAACCAGATGTAGATGGCTTTGCATATGCAACAGGATCAAGAAGTATTCATCTTGCGTGTGAGTTGGGTGCCAAAGAGATTTATATTATTGGTCATGATTTATATAGTTTAGATAATAAAATAAACAATGTATATGCTGGCACAGATTGTTATGCCAATAAAGATGCCGATTATGCAAGACCTAATAATCCTGATGAAACATTTAACTGGATACTACAACATAAAAATACATTTGATAAATTTAAAGATGTTAAGTTTTACAAAGTAAATTTAAATGAGATCGGTAAAACGCCGATAGATTGTAAAATAGATGAATGGAAAGATTGTAGTAATTTATTTTATATAACACATAAAGAAATGGCGAAAAGCCTTGACAAAACAACCAAAAGGTGATATAATATCCGTATGACATTAGAGGAATTACAACAACAAGTAGATAGAGATTTTAAACTTGATGACACAGAATTAGATACTGAATCAACTAAAATACCTTTACTACACAACAAATACTTACAACATTATAATAAGTTTTCTTTACTATTAAAGAAGGCAGAATATGAACATAAAGTTATGCAAAGACAAAAATGGGAATACTATACAGGTAAAGCAGATCCAAGTGTTTACAGAGAAAAACCTTTTGATCTAAAAGTATTAAAAGCAGATGTTCATATCTATATGGATTCAGATGATGAATTACAAAAGGCAGATCAAAAATCTGCATACTTAAAACAGGTAGTTACTTATCTTGAGCAAGTTTTACGAAGTATAAACAATAGAACATTCTTAATTAAAAATGCAATAGAATGGAAAAAATTTACTAGTGGAGCCATCTAGAGATTATCCTGCTTGTGTGGGTCTATCAAAGATAGGTAAGTACGGAAGAGTTTATGAGTTATGGAATAACATGACAAGTTGTCCTACACCATGGTATATGAGATTATTACCTATGAAGTTTATTAAATGGAGCAGAGACGGGAGTTATATTTTTTATGGAACATCAACAAATATTCGCAACTAATATATTCTTATTAGACAATTTTATATCTGAAACTGATACTATGAAAAAGTATATCGGTGATTTATGGAATGAAAGAGACTATGATAATAACTGGCAAACAAAGTCAGCAGATTTACATACTAAAAAAGAGTTCAAAACTTTTTCAGATTTGGTTGTAAAGACTGGCAAAAAAATATGTGATACTTTAGGATATGATGTAGAAGATTTAATTATTACTGATATGTGGGCAAATGTTTTAAAGAATAATGAACATCATCCCGTTCATACACATTCTAATAATTTTTTAAGTGGCACTTATTATTTACAATCAGATCAAGGTGCAAGTATAGTATTTCACGATCCTAGACCTGCAGCTGATGTAATAGTGCCAAGAAAGAAAACTAAAAACACTTACAATTCTAGTTTGTTAAGTTATGCGTCTAAAACAAATAGAGCAATGTTTTTCCCTGCGTGGTTGCCACATTGGGTACAGCAAAATAAGTCTAATAATAAACGCATAAGTATAGCATGGAATATGCAAGTCAAAGGACAAGTAGGAGAACATCATGAGTTCCAATCAGCAAATTTCTGATTACATATATTATTATCCACAAGTATTAGAACCAACTGCTTGTGATAATCTTATCGCACACTATAATAAAGATACATTTAAAGGATGGAAAACGTCCACCTTTTCAACTAATACTAAAAATCTAGGTACATCTAAAGTTGAGATGAAAGAGTTTTGGATAGGCCCAAATATGTTTGGCTATCAAACAATAAAACAAGGATTTGAAACAGCAGTAAACGACTACGTTAAGACACATAATAAAATAAAGATACAAGAATATACACATTTTAGAATCAACTGTTATGAAACAGGTGGTTTTATGAAAGAACATATAGACAATATACATCATAGTCATGGTCAAAAACAAGGCTATCCACACTTAACATCATTAATATTTTTAAATAGTGATTATGAAGGTGGTGAATTTACATTATGTGGCGAAAATCTAGATAAAGACAAAGGTTCTGCTGTTGTCTTTCCTTCAAACTTTATGTTTCCTCATGAAGTTAAAAAAGTAACTAGTGGCGTTCGCTATAGCATAATGACATGGATACTATAATAGTTGAAAAGAAAAACGAAGTCTATATAACCGTTGATTGTGATCCAAACATTCAACGAGAAATATCAGAATTTTTTACATTCTATGTGCCAGGTTATAAGTTCATGCCTGCATTTCGTAATCGTATGTGGGATGGAAAGATAAGACTATATTCACAGAAAACAAAAGAAATATATTTTGGTCTATATCCATACATCAGAGCATTTGCTGAAGAACGAGATTATCAAATCGTAACTGGTAAAGATGTAGAGATAGAGAACAAAGTAAATAAAGATATTGTTACAAAATTCTCTAATAGTCTAGGTCAAAGTTTTGAAGCCAGAGATTATCAAATAGACGCTATCTATCATAGTCTAAAATACAATCGAACATTATTATTAAGTCCTACTGCAAGTGGTAAATCATTTATTATCTATGCACTTATAAGATATTATTCACACCTAATTAAAGATGAAAAAAATAATAGATGTTTATTGATAGTGCCAACAACATCATTAGTTGAACAAATGTATTCTGATTTTAAATCATATGGTTGGAATGTTCAAAAATACTGTCATAGATTATACAGCGGTTATTCTAATCAAACAGATAAAAGAGTTTTGATATCAACATGGCAAAGTTTATATAAGTTACCAAAAAAATATTTTGAACAGTTTGGTGTTGTGTTTGGTGATGAAGCACATTTATTTAAATCTAAATCACTTACAGAAATCATGACTAAACTTATAGATTGTAAATATCGTATCGGTCTTACAGGAACTTTAGATGGTGCTCAAACACATAAGTTAGTATTAGAAGGTTTATTTGGCGCTGTAAATAAAGTAACATCTACAAGAAAACTTATGGATAAAAATCAATTATCAAATCTTACTGTTAGATGTTTGATACTAAAGCACACAGTTGAGAATAGTAAAATGGTTACAAGTGGCAAGTATCAAGACGAAATAGATTACCTAGTAAGTAGTAAATCAAGACAAAATTTTATTCGTAATTTATCTTTAAAACTAGAAGGTAATACATTAGTTTTATTTCAGTTAGTAGAAAAACATGGTAAAAATTTACACGAAATAATTAAAGAAAAGGCTGATGATGACCGAAAAGTTTTTTATATTTTTGGTGGTGTTGAAGCAGATGAAAGAGAAACAATTAGAGGTATTGTAGAAAAAGAAAAGAATGCTATTATCGTTGCAAGTTATGGCACATTTTCTACTGGTGTTAATATTAAAAATTTACATAATATTATTTTTGCGAGTCCATCTAAAAGTAGAATACGAAATTTACAAAGTATTGGTCGTGGTCTAAGATTAGGCGATAATAAAGTTAGTGCTACTTTGTATGATATAGCAGATGACTTAACTTATAAGTCGAAAGAAAACTTTACATTAAAACATTTTCAAGAGAGGATAAACATCTATACAGAGGAAGAGTTTGACTATGAGATACACAATAACGACCTAAAAGAATAGATAAATATTAATATGGAAAAAGAATCAAAGAAAGAACCAAACGATTTAACAGATTATCGTATTGTTAAATTAACAGATGGTAGCACAATAGTCGGTAGTATTTCATTAGATAAAGATTTTTTAAGAATACAAAACCCATTACAATTAATTACTACACCTAGAATTACAGAGTTTGGCGTCAAAGATGATAACACTTTAGCACCGTGGGTACCATTTAGTACAGATAAAATGTATGTAATACCAAAAGATAAAGTTATTGTAATATCTAGAGCTGCAAAAGAACTTGCAAATTATTATGAAGTTATATTAAGAAAATTACAAACTACAAAAATCAAAACTTCTTATTCAGAAAATGAGATTAAAAAGATAATGGAAATAGCAGAAGAATTAGATAAAAGAGTAAAAGAGAATGAAGAAGAAGAAGGTGAATATTATGAAGAAAGTAAAGTTACTCTACACTAGCTATAGCTACTCTCCTCAGCGACTACATAGTCGATTATACACATTTTCCTAGAGATGTCAAGCACACCAAAAAAAGTAGTTGAAATGCTTGCATTTAAGCACAAAATGTAGTATAATAAGTTTATGAAAAAAACAAAAGCAAAAGAAAAACCTCATTATGTAGATAATAAAAAGTTTCTTGAAGCGATGGTAGAGTACAGAGAAAAGTGTCTCAAAGCAGAAGAAAATAACAAAACAAAACCAGATGTAACTAATTATATTGGTGAGTGTTTTTTAAAGATTGCTAATCATTTATCTTATAGACCAAATTTTATTAATTATACATTTAGAGACGATATGATATCAGACGGTATAGAAAACTGTTTGCAATACATGAGTAATTTTAATCCAGACAAATCAAATAATCCCTTTGCATATTTTACACAAATAATCTATTACGCATTTATAAGAAGAATACAGAAAGAAAAAAAACAAATACAAATTAAATCTAAACTGATTGCGAATACAGGTGTTGAAAATATGATGGATCAATTACAAGGAGATGATACACAATATCAAAGTCAATTATTAGACTTTTTACAGAGAAATTTAAAAGAAGAAGAACCGACTAAAAAATAATATGAAAATAGCATTATTAAACGATACCCACTTTGGGGCTCGTAATGATAGTAGTATATTTGATGAATACTTTTATAAGTTTTATGATGATATATTCTTTCCTTACTTAAAAGAACATAATATAAAAACACTTATTCATTTAGGTGATATTGTTGATAGAAGAAAGTATATTAATTATAGAATTGCTCATAACTTTAGACATAGATTTATGCAAAGATTATGGCAAGAAAAAATTGATACTCACATACTCATAGGTAATCATGATATCTATTATCGAAATACGAATAAAGTAAACGCTGTTCAAGAGTTATGTACAGCACCTGATGGTGTCAATGAACCGTTTATCTATGAAGAACCTAAAGTTGTAAACTTTGATGGTTTAAATATTTTGATGATGCCCTGGATGAATCCAGAAAATGAAAAACAATGTTTAGAAATGTTAAACACAGCACCTGCTGAAATTTGTATGGGTCATTTTGATCTAAATGGTTTTAGAATGTTAGATAAAATGGTGCAAACACATGGTTATGATAAGTCAATTGTATCAAGATTTGAAAAAGTTTTTAGTGGTCATTTTCATCATAAAAGTGATGATGGTCAAGTATTTTATTTAGGCAGTCAATATGAAATGACATGGTCAGATTATGCAAACAAAAAAGGCTTTCATATCTTTGATACTGAAACAAGAGAGTTAGAGTTCATAGAGAATCCATATACAATATTTTTAAGACTAAACTATCATGATGATGTTATAAATTATGATGAGATTGATATTAATGAATATGACCAAAAGTTTGTAAAGTTAGTTGTTACAACAAAAAAAGATAATCAAATGTTTGATAGATTGCTTGATAATTTGTATAATAAAATTAATGTTCATGAGCTAAAAATATTAGAAGATTATTCTGATCTCAATCAAGCAAATGTCAGCGATGATGTCGTTGAGGGCTCTGAAGATACAATGACATTGGTAAATAATTATGTAGATCAGCTACCAGTTGATTTAGATAAAGACAAACTAAAGATAATGATTAAAGAAATGTTTATTGAGGCACAAGATAGTGATATAAAAGATGATAACATTTAAAAAAGTAAGATATAAAAACTTTCTATCTACTGGTCAACAGTTTATAGAAATAGACTTAGCAGATCATAAGACTACACTAGTTGTAGGCGAGAACGGTGCAGGAAAATCTACTATGTTAGACGCACTATGTTTTGGTTTGTTTCAAAGACCGTTTCGTAATATTAAAAAAGATCAACTAATAAATTCTATAAATGAGAAAGAGTGTGTTGTAGAGGTTGAGTTTATAGTAGGTCAAAAAGATTATAAGATTATAAGAGGTATCAAACCAAATACATTTGAGATATGGTGTGATGGTGATATGTTGAATCAAGACGCAGCTCAAAGAGACTATCAAAAACATTTAGAACAACAAATACTTAAATTAAATTTTAGATCATTCACACAAGTTGTTATACTAGGTAATGCTTCGTTTGTGCCGTTTATGCAATTACGAGCAAGACATAGACGACAGGTGGTTGAAGAAATATTAGATATTGAAATCTTTTCTAAAATGAATTTATTGTTTAGAGAAAAACAAAAAAACCAAAGTGAACTTATCAAACAAACAGATTTTGACCATCAGTTAGTTGACAATAAGATTGATGATAAGAAAAAATATATTGATGATATTAGTAATCGTAGCCAAGAATTAGCAGAATCAAAAAGAGCAGAGTTAGATAAAAGTATAAATGATATATCAAACTATTCACTAGATATAAAGAAAGTAAAAACAGAGATTGCTGAATTACAGAAACAAGTAATAGACCAATCAAAGATAAATGATAAACATAAAAAACTTCATAACATGGAAGCAAAGTTAGAAAATACTTGTAGTAAACATAAAAAAGATTTAAGTTTCTTTGAATCGCATGATGATTGTCCTGTTTGTCAACAAGCGATTGATAAGGCATATAAATCTACAATGATAGGCAAGAAAAAAGAAAAAGTTTTAGAATTAGAAAGTGCTTTAGGTCAAATAGATAAAGAAATTAAAACTAGTGAAATGAAACTAGATACGATCAACAAAACAATGGTCACAATTAGAGAAAAAGAATTATTGATAAATCGTTACGAAACATCTATTGAAGAAATAGAAAAACAGAGAGTTAAATTAGGAGAAGAAATAGCAGAATTGCAAGATGAGAAAGTATCTACAGCAGAGCAAACTGGCGAACTAAATCAACTAAGAGAAAGACTGACTGAATTAGAAACAGATAAATTATCTCAAAAAGAAGAAGCCGTTTATATAGATACGGCTAGACATTTAATGCAAGATACAGGTATCAAAACTAAAATAATTAAACAGTATCTACCGATTATGAATCAATTAATAAATAAAAATCTAGCAGACATGGACTTCTTTGTTAATTTTAGTTTAGATGAAGAATTTAATGAAACGATAAAATCGAGACATAGAGATGAATTTAATTACCACTCTTTTAGTGAGGGTGAAAAACTAAGAATAGATTTAGCAATATTATTTACATGGCGAGAGATTGCTAAACTAAAGAACTCAACAAACACTAACTTACTAATATTAGATGAAATATTTGATAGTTCACTAGATACTTCAGGCACAGACGAGTTTATGAGAATACTACAAAATACAATGTCAAAAGAAAACGTATTTGTTATATCTCACAAAGGCGACAGTCTAATGGATAAGTTCCCTAGAGTTATGAAGTTTGAGAAATATAAAAACTTTACAAGGATGGCAGAATAATGGCAGAGAAACTAACCCCAGCAAAGGTAGAAGAGGCAGTTAAACACTATGAAAATATACAAAGTGGTAAAACACCTATTCTAAAAACAGACAAAGAAAAAACAACAGAACATATTACTGATCTACATAAGCATTTAAAGAAAAAAGATAAAAAGACTTTTCCTTTAATACCACCTACTGATCCTAGACTGCTTATGAAGATCGCACCTTTCGAAGATAGTATGTTGAAAGAGTTTGAAATGAAAGATAGAAAAGAACTATCTCAAAAAATGTATGATAGTATGACAAAGTATGGTGGTATAGGACTATCAGCAAATCAAGTTGGATTGCCATTTCGTATGTTTGTCATTGGAGGTCATCCACAGATAGAAGATGGCAAAGTAAGAAACTGTTTTAATCCTCTTATTAAAGATTTTAGTCAAGAGACTGTTAATATGAAAGAAGGCTGTTTATCTTTTCCTTTCTTGTTCTTAATGATTAATCGACCTAAATGGGTCAATGTAGAATACACAGATGAGAATGGTGAAAAGATAGAAGAATATCTGCATGGTATGACAGCAAGAATATTTCAACACGAGAACGAGCATATGAACGGATATGTATTTACCGATCTAGTAAGTAAGTTGAAACTAGATAGAGGCAAAAAGGCACAAGCAAAATTAATCAAACAAACAATTAGACAACAACAAGAAAGATTGAGAAATGAAGTTGCAAGTAAAAATGTCAAAATCTAGGGGGTACTATCATACACAGACAGCTCTAAAACTGTCCCTAGCGGCGGCTATGAGACGGTTATTCCCGCTAAAAATGACAATTAGTAGAGATATCGTAGAAAGTGTAATAGATGTCGGTAGTGGTTTCTTTTTAGCAGTTATCATACAATTGACAATATTTCCACTCTTTGATTTACATCCTAGTATATTTGATAGTATGGGTATCGCAATCATATTTACAGTTGTTAGTATGACAAGATCAGCACTATGGCGAAGATTTTTTAGAAAGAGAAAGAATGTATAAACCAGCAATTATCATAGCATTAAAAGAAGAAGCAGTAGGTGTCGAACATCATAACATTTACATAAGTGGTGTTGGTAAAGTAAATGCTGCTATTGCTACAATGAAAGCAATACACGATGGTGCTAATCACATTATAAATTACGGAACAGCAGGTTTAGTTAATGACTTGCCTGGTATAGTTGAACCTAATTATATTGATAGAGGTTTAGTTGAAGTCTCAGGATTTGTTGATAGAGATATGGACGCTACACCTATGGGATTTAAATTAGGACAAACACCTTACGAAGAAGAAATACTTTTAGGTACAGAGGGAATAATATGTGGTACTGGTGATACTTTTGCTACAGAGAAACCTAAGATAAAATGTGATATAGTTGATATGGAAGGATATGCGATTGCTAAAATATGTTATAATCTTCCAATATTGTTTACTTGTTGGAAATATATATCAGATAATGTAGATGAAAATTCACCTGATGATTTTATGAAAAATGTATCAAAAGGTAATCAAGAGTTTAATAACAAACTAAAAGAAAACATAGAGTTTTATGAAAACCAATATAAAAGATAAAGTTAATAATTTTTTTAAATGGGTCAAAGGTACAGAGTTAGTTGAACTAACCGATATAGATGTATCAGAAGATCCTGTAAGACCAGAATTAGATTTAGATTGGCGTTTATTTGCCGAAAGAAAAATATATGGTTTAAGATATGAAGATAATATTGAAGCAATTGTTTGTGTTGCATATACTAATGAAGTTCCTACTACGGTTAAAGAGTTAGATTTTATGAGCCAAGTTGCTTGTCAAGATAATCAATCTGGTAAGATTGCTATAGCATATACAGTATGGTCTAGAAAAAGAGGTGCAGGTAGAGAAATCATTAATAAACTATTAGAGTTTGTAAAAGAAGAAAGACTTGAAACAAAAAGATTACTAACACTCTCACCACTAACACCTATGGCTACACACTTTCATATTAATAATGGGGCAAAGTTAATTAGTATAAATTCAGAAACACAAAACTTTGAATATAAGTGGTGATTGATTTAAAAGAATATGAAGAATTAAAAGAGTATTATGACTTTCAAAGAAAGAAAGAATACAATAGAGAACAATTACAGGATGCTATTCTAGAAATAGAAAAGAGAACTGGCATATCTGCTATATCTTTTGACGATATATGGAGTAGATTAGAGGAAAAAGACTATCAAGAAGCGCCTAACAATTGGGTACCGAGAGATCCTAAATGGCGAATACATGAGAAGGAGTAAAATGAATAGACCTATAATGAAAGAACTGGATCTAACACCACACGAAGGTGATTTAGAAGCAGTCGCAATATTACTAGATTGTTTAGAAATGACAAAAGTAAAAACAAAGTATGCAAAGACTGGTTGGGATGCCATATCTTTACATGGTTATGGACCTGATCCTGAAGATATATTAAAACCTGGTGTTTTAAAAAGTTCAGTAAACATAGACACTAAACTACAATGGACTACATTAAAAGATAATGATGTTATGAAACCAGTATTAGAAATGTTAGATAATTTACCATGTGAGTTTGAAAGAGTTAGATTTATGAAATTAGAAGCAGGTAAAGTTATCGGTAAACATACTGATAAAATAGACAAACAGATTGGTTTTGATGATGGTGATATAATTAGAATACATATGCCTATTAGAACAAACGAACAAGTTATCTTTACTTTATATGAAAATAATAAAGATAAAGACGGCACAGAGTATAATCTAGAAACTGGACACTACTATTATACTGATGTTACGAAAGCTCATGCTGTGAGAAATACAAGTGATGTTGATAGAATACACCTAGTTGCCGATTGTTATTCTAATGAAAAGATGAGAGCTTTACTTAATTAGTTATTTGTGATATACTTATTTTATGAATCATGCTAAAGAAATAGACTTTGAATCGGTAAAAGAAATATTTTATCAACATAAGAAATGGTTTCCACATATAAGAACAGACTATATGAAACGCATGATTGCAAAAGAAAACTTAATATTTGATAATGATGTAGTGATTACATATAATTTTTATAAAAGAAAACAAAGAATAGGTGATATAATTGCTCAACAAGGTGATTGTATATTACATCAAATCGCTGCTAAACATCACAATGGATCTGCTAGTCAAGCACTACAAAAGTTTTTTGAGTTTGTAAATCCTAGACGAGTATATCTAAGTGTTCGTAGTGATAATGAAGTGGCAAAGAAATTCTATTTAAAAAATAATATGAAACTAGTTGGCACCACATCATGGGCAAAAGGCACATTACCAGGAGATGTTTACTTATATGACAGATAATCTACAACAAGTTCATGATGATTGGAAGAAGAAAGGTTTTCCTTACTATCCAAACAATAAAGAGTGGCGAAATGAAATATTTAATCAGTTAGTAAATTTTAGACGAGACACACTTATTGATAGAAAGAACAAGATCATAGGTCAATCTGCACACGGTCTAAATCTTGCATGGTCGTACATGGAACACGCATGGGGTATTAAGTGTGGTAAGATGAAAACACCTATGGAGATATGGGATGATGAAGAACATCTTAAAAAAGGATTAAACAAAATACTATCAGGTACATTCTTTCAAAAGAAACCTGCACATATGATTACAGATTCAGATATGCGTTCTATGTTAAGACGATATAGTGGCACTCAAATGGTTTCTAATTTTAGACCTACAGCAGCTGCAGCGTTATATGATGTATTTGTAGATAAAGATAGTCCACTTGAAGGTACAGTTGCAGGCACAGTATGGGATCCTAGTATGGGTTATGGTGGTCGATTACTTGGTGCGATTGCTGCTGGTGTTAATTACATCGGTACTGACCCTTGCATTCCCACATATGAAGGTTTACAAGGTATACTAAACGACTATGGTAATCAACACAACACATATGAATTACACAGACAAGGTAGCGAAACATTTATACCAGAAGATGAAAGTCTAGATTTTGTATTTACAAGTCCACCTTACTTTGGTTGGGAAGCATATGGTGATGAACCAGAACAATCAAGTATCAAGTTCTCAACTAGTGATATCTGGAAAGAAAAGTTTTTAAAACAGACTATTGCCAACGCATACAAAGGTCTTAAAACTGGCAAATATCTTGCACTCAATGTTGCCAATACAAAACAATATAAAACATTTGAAGAAGATACTGTAACCCTTGCAAAATCAGTAGGATTTGAACACACAGATACATGGTGGCTCTCTTTGAGTACTCAACAAGGGGGATCTGCTATATCAACACTAGACGGCAATACTACTGAATTAAAACAAAAACAACAGTATTTAGGCGAATATAAGAGACCTGATATATCAGGTCGTAAATTTGAACCGACTTTTATCTTTAAAAAGTAGAACAAAACACGAACAAATACAACTGCGTCATTCTGACAGCAATAAACCCTTGAAAAACAAGGGTTATTTTATTCCAAAAAAAGTGGTAAATATGCTTGACTTTTGCACCGAAATACGGTAGCATAGCAGTATGTTAAAAAAATCGTTGATAAATAATACTTTTTTTATTTCAAAAAAAGTGGATTATTTGCTTGACATTTGTGCCAATATACGGTAGCATAGCATTATATTATGAAAAACATGAAAACAAACAATATCAATAATCAGGCAAAATCATATCTTGCAAAATTACTTGCTACTGAAAATATATCAGTAGAACAGCAAAAGGTACAGACTGCTTACTTTGATGTAAAATCTAGATTACTTGTTTTACCTATCTGGAAACATATGAATAATGATATTACTGATTTACTTATTTCACATGAAGTCGGTCATGCACTATTTACTCCACAATCAGGTTGGGAAAAGTCTGTTATTGAAAAAAAGATTCCAAAGTCATTCTTAAATGTTATTGAGGATGCTCGTATTGAAAAACTAATCAAAAGAAAATATCCAGGCTTATCACAATCTTTTATCAGAGGTTATAGAGATTTAATTAAAAATGATTTCTTTGGCACTAAAGATAAAGACGTAAACGAATTATTACTTATTGATAGATTAAATATTCATTTTAAATCTTCTCATGTAGAATCTCCTATTATATTCAAAGACGAATACGAACAAGATGTGGTTTCTAGAATGAATAATTTAGAAACTTTTGATGATGTAATTAAACTTGCTGAAGAATTATCAGAGTATTGTAAAGACGAAGCAGAACAAAAAGAACAAGAAATGATGTCTCAAACTGCTGATGATGATGGTTTTGATTATGATGATGACCAAGATGACCAAGACGGTGAAAGTCAATCTGATCCTTCAGATGAAGAAGAAGATGAAGAAGAAGAAAACGGATCTAAAAATTCTGATGATAATGGTGAAGATGATACCAAAGATGATGAACAACAACAATCTGAACAACAAGAAGAGCCAGGTCATGGTCAACAATCTGATAAAGAATTAAAAGGTGCACCTGCAAAACCTGCTGAGACACCTGAAGAAGTATCTGCTCAAACAGACAAATCTTGGGAAAGTAAAAAAGGCAATTTACTAGATCCTAAATCTAAGAACAATGAATATATGAATATTCATACTTTCAAAAATACTAAAGATTATGTAGTAGATTACAAACAAGTATTAAAAGATTTTAATAATGTTATGAAACCTGATAGTGATAATCCTAAAAAATCAGAGTCCATTCTAAGACTAGTTTCAGAGTATAGAAAATTTACAAAACAACAAAGTAAAAAAGTTTCTTATATGGTCAAAGAGTATGAAATGAAAAAGGCTGCTGCCGCTTACTCTAGAACTAAACAAGACAAATCAGGTGTTATTGATCCTTTAAAATTACACTCTTACAAATACAATGATGATATCTTCAAGAGAATGGCAATCACACCAAATGGTAAAAATCACGGTATGATGATGTTTATAGATTGGTCAGGTAGTATGCACGATAAAATTACTAATACTATTCATCAACTTATGAACCTAACTATGTTCTGTAAAAAAGTAAATATACCTTTTGAAGTGTATGCTTTTAACAACGATGGTTATGATAGAGTTAAAACAAATAATAGATGTCCTGTATATCAAGATGGCGATATCACTATCGATAACAGATTAAACCTACTTAATTTTGTTTCTTCTAGAATGAATGCTCAAGAATATGAAAAAGGTATGATTAACTTATTCATGCTTGCAGAAAAAAACAATCCTAAATATTCTCTTTCTAGAAAGGCATATAGAACTATGGATTGGGATGAGATCGAACAAATAAGATCACAATGGTCTTGGATAGGTAATTTACCTAGAGAACCTTGGGGTTATCATATGTGTTCTACTCCCTTGAATGACGCTATCATGGCTTCTATGCCAATGGTTACTGCTTTCAGAAAAAAGTATGGCATTGATAAAATGAATACTGTATTCTTAACTGACGGTTCGAGTGATGGTGGTTTCGATAAAATTATATCAAATGTTACTGAAGAAGAAGCAGAAAAAAGATATTATAAAAGAATGGTTAATGGTATGTATGCTAGTCAACCTCATTGGGAAAATAATATAGTTTTAAGAGATACAGTTACAAAAAAAGAATACCAAGATGTGGGTAGAAAACAACTAACTGAAAGTTTACTAGACGCTTTGAGACAAAGAACTGGTACTAAAGTTTTAGGTTTTTACATATCAAGTGGTAAAAAGATTGACGGTTATACTTTAGATCATTATTTTCCTAGATATGCTTGGGAAAAAGGTGACAAGGCTTATGATAGAAAAAAAGTAATGGCAGAGTATAGAAAAAACAAATGTCTTATTGTAAAAGACAATGTTGGTTATGATGAGTTTTATCTCCTTGCTGGGGGTGAAATGCAGATATCTGATGGTCAAATGGCGACACCATCAGAAAATGCTAAAAAGAGTGAACTAAAAAGATTATTCGCTTCTACTCTAAAATCAAATAGAGATAGTCGAATAGTTCTAAACAAGTTCATTGAACAAGTCGCTTAACTTGAAGGAAACTTATATTATGGAAAAAACTAATACTCCAATTAATTTAAATTCTAATCAAGAAAAGTTTGTCAAGTTGGCAAACGAAGAAGGTTTTACAACCGAGATTACTAGAAAAGATATTATATCTTTACAAAGTAAGCACGGTATCACAAAACCTGCTTGGTTAATGAAGAATACTGCTTATAGAATAGGCAGAGCTTCATATAGTCTACCTACATTAGGTCAGATTATGGAATCTGAAACTAACGAAACTGTTAGTGAATAATCAAAAATCTCAAAAATATGGGGGGTTCGACCCCCATATTGAAGAAAAAGAACAAAGTATGAACAAACAAAATGGAAAAGTCGCAGAAAACAAGGGGAAAAAAATGGATTATATGCTTGACTTTTTCATCAAAATACGGTAGCATAGCACCATACTAAAGAACTACATTATGAAAGGACTAAAAATGACTACATTAAATCAAGATCAGTTAAATCAAGTTGAAGTCTTATATAAACATTATAAGAAAACTGATTTATCTAGATCAGAGATCAATTCCTTAGTGAAAAAAGGCACGATCAAAAATCCAAGTTGGTTGAAACAAGACCAATATAAAGTTGCTAGAGGAGTTTACTCTCTTCCAGTTGACGGCAACGATATCTCTCCTAAAATCAAGGAAGATATTATTTCAGAATTACCTAAGAATGAAACAGCACCTGTTGTTGAAACAGTAAATCAGGCTGCGTTTGTTATTTCATCTTTAACTGGTAATATTATACCTTCTAAAGATCCTGTGTTTGTACCATGGGGTTATTTTAAAGATATCAAATCGATTGTTTCTAGTAAACAATTTTATCCTATCTTTATTACTGGTCTTTCTGGTAACGGTAAGACTATGAATGTATCTCAGGCTTGTGCTCAGGCAAAAAGAGAATGTATTAGGGTTAATATTACAATCGAAACCGATGAAGATGATTTACTCGGTGGTTATAGATTACAAGATGGTCAAACTGTTTGGCAGAATGGTCCTGTAATCGAAGCGATGGAGAGAGGTGCAATACTTCTTTTAGATGAGATTGACCTTGCGTCTAATAAGATCATGTGTTTACAACCGATCTTAGAAGGTAATGGTGTCTTTCTTAAAAAGATTAACAAGTTTGTTAAACCTGCATTAGGGTTTAATGTGATTGCAACTGCCAATACTAAGGGTCAAGGATCTGAAGATGGCAAGTTCATCGGTACTAACATTCTCAACGAGGCATTCCTTGAGAGATTTCCGATTACTGTTGAACAATCATATCCTACTAATAAGATTGAAAGTAAAATCTTGTTAAATGTTATGTCCGAGAAAGGTCTTACAAAAGACGCTGACACTAAGTTTGGCGAAAACTTGATTAGTTGGGCAGACATTATTAGAAAAACCTTCTATGAAGGTGGTGTAGATGAGATTATCTCAACTAGACGATTAGTTCATATAGTAGAAGCCTATACTATTTTCAAAGACAAAATGAAGGCTATCGAAATGTGTACTAACAGATTCGACAATGATACCAAAACATCATTTATGGATTTATATTCCAAAGTTGATGGTGGGGAAGATGTCTCCACTTGGGGTCAACCGATAGTTGAAGAACCAGATTCCAATGATAGTGAGGATGATAACATTAGTTATTAAAAATCTATCTCATAATGTAGTCGAGTGGCACCGTGATTGGTGCCACTTTAGTATATTGCTTGACAACAAAGTAAAAATATGATAGCATTAAAAAAAGATGACAAAAAGTAAAAGACAATTTAGAAAAGATGAACCACCAATACCATTTCATTTTAAATTTTATCTCATCTATTGGGAAGATATATGGAGTGATAGTGGTTGGCGTGATATCAAAGATATACAAAGTTCTAAACCTGCCATATGTGTATCAACTGGTTGGTTAGTTAAGAGTGATAAAAAGGTTCACATCTTAATGTCAGATTATAACTATGATGACAAAGGTGAATTAGCAGATGGTGGTAATACTACTGTTATACCTACAAAGAATGTAATTAGAAAATATGAGATCGAGGGATTATGAGTTTAGAAGTAACCGTTAGAAATAATAATGTAGATAAGGCCATGAGAGTTTTAAAAAAGAAATTACTTAAAGATGGCTTGATGAGAGAGTTAAAAGATAGACAATACTATTCTAAACCCTCTCTTGTAAAAAGAGAAGCAAGAAAACAGGCAGTAAGACGCCTGAAAAAAGAACAAAGATTGCAAGCATTGAAAGACGGTTTTTAGAGATTACTTGGTATGAATATGTTGCCCATATCAAATAATGTAATAAACAATGGCAACTATGACTTGAAGGAGTTGATATATTATGGGTAGAAAAGCCTTAACAAAAAAACAAAAAGTGTTAAATTTGTTATCAAGTGGTAAAGCAGTTGCTTGGACTACATTAAGAAACAAGTTTGATCTAACATCACCTAGAGCGATGGTAGACCAACTAAGAACTGAAGGGCATATGGTGTATATTAATCAATCATCAGACGGTACTTCTTATCGCTTAGGTACACCTACGAAAGCAATTTTAGCTGCAGGCGTGAGTAAAGTATTAAAGGGTAATACACAAGAAATCGTGGCTGCTGGTATCAGAGCTTTATACGGCAAACAAAAATACGCTTACTCTAATCAGTAAGAGTAGTTTATCGTATAAATAGTAATGTCGGGCAGTTCGTAAGTCCTAGACATTAGAGGTAGAGTGTCTTCCGCAAAGACACCATTTTGAGTTTTCGCCGTTTCTCTACAAAAAACGGCACTTACTGGTCCATTGGTCTTTGAGGTTATGAGAGCCATCAATTCTTTAGGGTAAATGTGGGTGAGACCTACCACTACCAGTTTTATAAGAGCTTGAAATTTTAAAAAGAGTTCTTATATAAATAATTATGATACGCTCATGTGAGGTATCGTTTAGATTAACTTGCTTAATAAGGAGAAAAAAATGACAAGACTATCTATATGGAACGATTTACGTCCATTCTCAGTAGGTTTTGATGACCTATTCGATCACTTTAACAATCAGTTAGAGATCAAACAAACACCATCTTATCCGCCTTACAATATCAATAGAATAGATGATTTGAACTATCAAATCGAAATGGCACTTGCTGGTTTCAGTAAGACCGATATTGATATTAAATATGCTGATAATCAATTGACAATTAAATCAGTTGATAGTGATGATAAGAAAGAAAAAGAAACTCTACATAGAGGTATTTCAAAAAGAAAATTTAGCAGAACATTTACTTTAGCTGAAGATATGAAAGTTAATGGTGCTGAATTGAAAGACGGAATGCTTTTA